ATTCTCAGAGCTATCAATAGTTATAGCAGTAGCATCAGAGCTGTCAGAGATTCCTGTGTCTAATAAGCTTCTTGATATTTTTGTAAGTGCCATATTATTATCCTCCCTCTAAAGTTGTTATTCGGGCTTTTAAATCTTCTATTATCACTTGTTGTTCTTGGATTGCTTTGATTAATGGAGATACAAATTCTGTATATCTCAGACCATATTTATAGTTTGAGCCATCTTGTTCTTCGCTTATATCTTCTTTAATTAATGCTGCAAAGTCTGTATTGTTTTTACCATTATCACTTAACCAAGTTTCTATATCTTGTGCAATCAAACCATAGTGAGTTCTATTAGAGGTATTATTTTTCCATGAATAAGAAACTGGATTTAATTCTTTAATAAAAGTCAAACCTAAATCGCTTTCAGTTATATTTTCTTTTTCATTTCTATCAGAACCAGTTGTCACACCATCTCTTATAAAAGCATCTTCAAATCTAAAACTTGTAGTTCCTATATCTGAATGTCCTGCAAATCCAGCGTCTATTGCAGGTCTAAAATTTCCATCTTCAGTTATTCGCAATACCTCTCTTTCATTAGCAGAATTAGTAACTTTAAATCTTATGCTTGATGCTTGTGTACCACCACTTACATTTTCAGCAACAAAATTAATTCTACCCATTGTGCTAAAACCTGTAATACCAGAAGCTATACCACCTATTTCTCCTTCTGCTGCATTTCTATTAAAGAAAAGAGTTTTTAAGTTTGCGTCATCTGCTCCAATATCTATTTGTCTAGCAGCAGTTATATTTCCGACTGTGCCTGTATATTCTGTAGTTGTACCAGCAATAAGGTGTTGATTATTTAATATACGAACCGCTTCTGAGCCATTAGAAAAAAATCTCATGTAAGGCGTTGAACCATGATTATAAATAATTATTCCATTATCATTATCTTCACTATCACCAAATCTAATACTTCCAGAACTTGTCGTTCCAGATAGAATTGTCATACCTGTATCACCAGAATTTTCTAAAACAAATTCATCTGCTCCGCTATCCGCACTTGCTCCGCTATCGGCAGTTTTAACATGCAAAGCTCCTAAATCTGGAGTGTCACCTATCCCAACTTTTTGATTCTCGTCTATGACAATGGCTGGTGTCGTTCCAACTGTACTTCCCTTTCCTATGATTAAATCATCAGCAGAATCATCTAGACCTATGTAAAAATCTTGTGCATTACCATCAAAAACAATCTTGGTGTCCTCAGCTCCAGCGTCACCTATTGTTAGAGTAGGTGTAGTACCTTTAAGTGTCATAGCACTATTAGTTAGTGTAAGCACCTCAGTACCAGCAATATCCATTCTAATAGTATCTTCGTCAGTGCTTTCTTCTAACTGAATCTTAGTGTCACCATCTGCATCTTGGAAAGTTGCAACACTTACATTATTAAAGATAATAGCTTCTACTTTTGTTCCGTTAGGAGGAGCAGCACTAAAAGTTAATGTGCTGCCTGAGATTGAATAAGTGTCTTTATGTTGAACAACACCATCAATAGTTACGAATGTTTGGTTTTCTGAATCAGGGCTTGTACCTAAAGCCAAAGTAGTATCTGAGCCATCACCAGTCATGGTAGCAATTACTGGAGCAACTCCAACAATACCACCTTCTAATTGAAAGACTTCTATGACTCTACCGTTGACAGGTGCAGTTGCAAAAGTCAAAGTTGTGCCAGAAACTGAATAAACATTATCAGCTTGATAAACACCATCAATAAATACTATCAGACCATCTTCATTGGTCATGCTTGTAGTTAAAGTAAAGGCTGTAGTTGAACCATCTCCTGCAAAAGTATTCTTAGCAAAAGTAGAAGAACTTCCTGCACCGCCACCGGCTATAGCACCCCATGAGTCTGTAAAACCTTCAAAGCCACCAGTTGTGCTGTTATATCTAAAGTATCCTGCAGCTCCTGTAGGTCTTTGAGCTGTAGTACCTACTGGTACGTGAATAGCATCTGTAGCACTACCAACATCTAAAGTAACGTCTGGAGAAGCATTAAGTATACCAACTCTGTTATTGCTTGAATCAACTTTAAGAGTATTAGTATCTACAGTAACATCACCAGAAACTGTTAAGGTTGATAATGTTCCAACACTAGTAATGTTAGTTTGTGCTGCAGTTTGTAATGTGCCTGTTAAGTTTCCTGAAAATCCAGTAGCAGTTAGTAAACCTGTAGATGGATTATAAGTAAAGCCTGTATCTGTTTCTAAACCTTGACTTCCAGTAGCTCCATCAACAAATACAGGAAATATAGTTTCATCTGTACTATTATTAGCAGATATAGTAACTTGAGTAGCTAGTGCTGCTGTACCGGTAGTATCTTGATTAAGAGTTCCTACTGTAAAATCTAAAGTACCATCACTATCTTCATAAGCAACTGTAATACCTGATTCAGTATTAGAAGAGACCATAGCTCCTACAGTATCTTGAATTACTTCTGATAAATCTATGTTTGCAGTACCGTCAAAAGATACACCATGAATAGTTCTGGCAGTTTCTAAAGCAGTAGCAGTTGCAGCGTTTCCTGTAGTATCTTGATTAAGTGTACCAATTACAAAATCTAAAGTGTTATCAGAGTCATCGTAAGTAACAGTAACACCTGTTTCAGTGTTGCTTGTTACCATTGCTCCAACAGTATCTGAAATTGTTTCAGCTAAAGTTGTTCCATTAACTGTTATAGCATCTGCTTCTAATGTTCCATCAACATCAACGTCACCAGAAATATCTAAACTAGCTGCAGTTAAAGAACCACCAATAACTAAGTTTCCTGAACTAGGATTGTATGTAAAACCTGTGTCTGTTTCTAAACCTTGTGCACCTGTTGCACCGTCAACAAAAACTGGAAATATAGTTTCATCTGTGCTGTTATTAGCAGAAACTGTGACTGTTGTAGCTAATTCTGCTGTACCTGTGGTATCTTGATTAAGTGTGCCAATTACAAAGTCTAGTGTATTGTCTGAATCATCATAAGTAACTGTAATACCTGTTTCAGTATTACTTGTAACCATAGCACCTACAGTATCGGAAATAGTTTCTGCTAGTGTAACTCCACCGATTGTTATTGCATCAGCCTCTAGTGTACCATCTATATCTGCATCACCACTAATGTCTAGTGTAGCTGCATCAAGCTCCCCACTAATAGTAATATTTCTACCACCAGTTATGTCTTTGTTTGCATCCGTTATAATAGCTTTACTTGCTATTACTGTTCCATTTGTAATTCCATCTATAAGATTAATGTCTGCTGCACTTGCAGTAACACCATCAAGAATATTTAGTTCGGCTGCAGTACTAGTAACTGCTGTACCGTTTATAGAGAGTGCATCAGTTTCTAAAGTACCATCAATATCTGCATCACCAGATATATCTAAAGTAGCTGCATCTAACTCACCAGTTAGTGTTATGTTTCTAAAGCTACCAATATCTTTATTACTATCAACAACTACAGCTTTACTAGCTGCAACTGTACCGGCAGTAACACCATCTATAGTTTCTAATTCTGCTTCACTAATATCTGCAGAACCTATAACAAAACTTGTACCTGTAATTGTTGTACCTGTAATAGCTGCTGCACTTGAACCACCAATAACAGCACCATCAACTGTACCACCGTTTATGTCTGCAGTATCAGCTACTAAGGCATCAGTAGTTACTGTGCCATCAAAGAAAGCATCTTTAAATTCTACTGAACTTGTACCTAAATCTATATCATTATCTGTAGAAGGTACAATTGCTCCGTTAGTAAAGGTAACTTGATTATCTCCTCCAGCAGCTATAGTTATAACATCAGAGCCACTAAAAGTTATTGAAGTATTAGAATCAGCATCACCTGCGATACTGTCTAATTGAATACTACCCACATTAGTAATTGCAGAATCACTAAAGTCTATTGTTCCTGTAACATCTAAATTACCACCTACAGATACATTACCTGTTGTAGTTATGCTATCTATAAACGCATCTTTAAAGTATAAAGAACTTGTACCTATATCAACATCACTATCTGTAACAGGTACTAAAGCACCATCTTGTACTCTTATTTGTTCTACTGCTGAAGATGAAACTTCTACATAAAATCCTAATCTATTATTTGTACTGTCAACTTCTATTTTGTTTAAAAAGTCTAAGTCACCAATCTTAAATATGTTACCACCTTGTCCAGCACTACCATCGTGTCTGTGACCTGTAGAACTTGCACTACTAGATGAGTAGGCAAATACGTTTACTAATTGATTGTACTCGTTATTAAATAACGCAGCAGTAATAGTATCCCCATCACTGAATGAACTTTGTCTAGTGTAGTTTTGAGCCATTTATTATCTCCTTCCTGACGGTACGTAGTCTATGTACAAACCGTTTATAATGTACGGTTGATTTGTGTTCTTTGTAAAAATACTAAAATTATTACTATGTCCACTTCCTGTTAATGCTGTTCTTACTGTTGGATGTTCTCCTGCACCAAAAGTATTAGTATTAAATACAGCACTACCAAAAAGTGATGGTAACGGTACAGTTCCTAAACTAATGTCAGCAGGTTGTGGTGTATCCGTACTTTCAAAATCGTATCTAACCCTAATTGTTGGTGTAGCATCATTTTCTGGACTAAAAGATATTTTTAGATACTGTAAAGTTTTTAGCATACCTAAATCACCGTAATCAATGTCAGGTGTTGTATACTGAGCATCTATATCGCTTTCAGTTCCTGCAGGGTTAAATGAGTTACCTGTATCATGGTTGTAAACATACCCTGCAAAGTCACCATGAAATGCTTTCTCAACTCCAGTGTTTGTAAAACCAGAAGTAACTGCCGGAGCTTCGATACCTCTTGTTTCTGACCACTGCCAACCTTCAGGTCTTAGTGTTCCTATAATTCCTTCTTGTATTAAGTCACTTTGACTAGACTTACCGTAATATAATCTGTACTGTGACTTATCTCTTAATACGACACTACTAATTGTAAAAGTGTCAATGTTATCTGCTATCTGTTTTATCTGTGGCTGAATAGCTTTACTTATTGTGCCTAACTCCACATCTCCAATTCTTGCTGTACCGGT